TGGCTATCTTCGGCAAGCGCGAAACCAAAGCACAGATCTCACCGCCTGCGGTGACCAAGGCCGCTGCCGCCGGGACGAGCTACTACACCCAGAACGCTGGCGCAAACATGATTGGCCAGTACTACACGTATGTCGAGGGCGAAGTACGCAACCGCGCCATGCAGGTGCCCGCCATCAGCCGTGCCCGCGACCTTCACGCTTCCGTGCTGGCGTCAATGCCGTTGAAGATGTACCGGGAACGCTGGGACGAAACCACCCGCGAGATGGAAGAAGAAGACATCGCGCCGCGCTCCTGGTTGCGCCGCCCCGATCCGTCCATCACCTACGAAGCGCTCATGGCATGGACCCTGGACGACATCTTCTTCTTTGGGCGCGCGTTCTGGTACATCACCAGCCGCACCCAGGACGGCTACCCCGCGTCCTTCACCCGCCTGCCCGCCGGCTCCATCACCACCCAGGATCAGGCAGGCCCCGTCTGGTACGCCCCGTCTAACGAGGTTTACTTCCAGGGCGGCGTCATTGACCCGGTCAACCTGGTGCAATTCATCAGCCCAACGCAGGGCGTCATCTACAGCTCTGAACAAGCCATCACCACCGCACTGAAAATTGAGGACGCGCGTTTGCGTAACGCCTCGTCAAGCATTCCCGCAGGCATCCTGCGCCAGGTGGGCGGCGAACCCCTGTCAGCCCAGGAGCTTGCGGATCTGTCGGCGGCGTTCAACACGGCCCGCGCCACCAACCAAACCGCCGCCCTGAACGAATTCCTCGACTACCAGACGAGCGACGCCACGCCCGACAAGATGATGCTCATTGAGTCGGCGCAATTTTCCGCGCTTCAAATGGCCCAAATCTGCAACATCCCGCCCTACCTGCTGGGCGTCCCGACCGGCTCCTACGCTTACACCAACAGCCGCGAATCCCGCTGGGATCTCTGGCTGTTCGGGACCAAGATGTACGCCGAAGTCATCGCCGCAACCCTGTCCGCAAACAACATCCTGCCGAACGGCACCTACGTCGAATTTGACACCGATGATTACCTGGGCGAAATGGAAGTCGCAGACATGACACCGACACCGGGCAATTCCAGTACAGTGCAAGAGAACACCCAGGAGGAACTCGCGTGATCCGCTTCACATCTGACCAGGTAAACGTCCAGGCAGGCGCCGGCGACACCGCTGGCGAGCGCCGCATCGACGCGATCGCAGTCCCCTACAACACGTTTGCAACGGTGTCTGACGGCACCGAAGTCATGTTCAAGCCTGGTTCACTGCCGGTCGAGGGCAAGCAGCCCCGCGTTTTCATGTACCACGACGCATCCAAGCCTGTCGGCGTTGTCGCTGAACGCGTTGACACGCCCGAAGCCATGCTGGCCTCGATGAAGATTTCCCGCACCGCCCTAGGTGACGAGGCACTGGTGCTTGCCGCTGACGGCGTCATGGACGTGTCCGTTGGCGTCAACCCCACCAAGTTCACCTACGATGACCAGGGCCGCATGATCGTGGAAGCAGCAGATTGGATGGAACTCAGTTTGGTACCCATCCCCGCGTTCTCTGGTGCTACCATCACAGAAGTAGCTGCGCAAGCGGCGACAGACCCCGACGAAACAGAAACACCCGAAGTTCCAGAGGAGGAACCAGTGGAAGCAACACCCGCACCCGTCGAGGCCGTCGAGGCAGCCGCGATTCCGACCGCCCCCATCCCGGCACAGCCGAAGCGCGAATTCCGTATGCCGTCGGCAGCGGACTACCTGGCCGCCATGCACATCGGCGGCGACACGTTCGCAAAGCTCAACGCCCAGTACCGCGAAGCCGCAATGGCGCAGCGCTCGCCGCTCCAGGCCGCAGCCGGTGACGTCATCACCACCGACACGCCCGGTCTGCTCCCGGTTCCGGTGCTCGGACCGTTGGTGCAGGACATTGCGTTCCTGCGCCCGTGCGTCAATGCCGTGGGCGCTCGCGCGTATCCCGACGGCGGTGCACAGAAGACGTTCGTGCGTCCGACGATCACGACGCACACCAGCGTCGGCACCCAGTCGACCGAACTCTCCGCAGTGTCGGCCACCACGATGGTCATCGCGTCGAACTCGGTCACCAAGACCACCCTCGCCGGTCAGGTCACCCTGTCCGTCCAGGACATCGACTTCACCAGCCCCGCAGCCATGCAGCTCATCCTGAACGACCTCATGGGCGAGTACATGATCAGCTCGGACAACTTCTGCGCCGACAACCTGCTCACCGCAGCATCGTCCTCGGGCGTGTGGGACGGCACCCTCGCCGACCTGCTCACCTCGGTGTACGACGCCGCCAAGGACGTCTCCTCGGGCCGCAACTGGATGCCGACGCACATGTTCGTCAGCCCCGACGTCTGGGCACAGCTGGGCAAGCTCGCCGACTCGACCGGTCGCCCGGTGTTCCCGTTCGTGGCAAACGGCCTCTCCGGCATGAACGCCCTCGGTGCACAAAACGCCGCCAGCTGGAACGGCAACCCGCTCGGACTGGAGCTCATCGTGGACAGCAACTTCGCTGCCAAGACGATGATCATCACCCGCGTCGGCCAGGGCGCAGGCGATGCGTTCGAGTTCTACGAGCAGCAGCGCGGCCTCCTGTCCGTCGAGGTTCCCTCCACCCTCGGTCGCACCATGTCCTTCCACGGCTACGTCTCCACGTTCGCAGCCATCGAGGGCATGATCCGCAAGATCACCCAGGCGTAAGGGAGGCCGCCGATGGCGGTATACACAGTCATCAGCCGTGCCCGCATTGACGGCTACGCCGTTGTGCAAACGCTCACCAACACCGACATCCAGCCGGGGCAGTCCATCACGATTGCCTCGGTTGGCACCGGGTTCAACACCACCGCCAGCGTCCTGTTCTGCCCCGAATACGAGTACATCGGGACAGACGACCGTACCGGCGAATGGCTCTACAACTACGAACAGCCAGTAGCGAACCAGTACCTCTACGCGAACAGTGGTGATGATGTCGAGTGGGGCGTTCTCAACCCGACAGGCACACTCACCTGGACGCAAACCTGCACCTGGATCACGGCCACCCAGATCGAGGACTACCTGGGCATCCCGCTCACCAGCGCCGATGACGCCGCGTTTCTCATCCAGTGCGCCGCCGCCGCCAACGCTTTCGCGTACCGACGCAGAGCCGAATCTGGGTACCTTCAGGAGTCACTGACCACCAGCCCCGGCGGAGACGTCACGCTTGGCACCATCATGATTGGTGCGGCGTATTTCCGTCAGCGCGGTTCCTATAACGCCATCGCATCCTTTGAGGGTATGGGCGTACCGCCCGCTAACGGCGTGACACCGATGGTCCTGCAGCTGCTTGGCGTGAACCGTCCGCAGGTCGCCTAATGGCCTACACGGACCTCCTGAACGAGGCGCTCGATGACCTGGCAAGCACGCTGGCAACCATTAGCGGTTTGCCGGTAGTCACCGACCCGCGCAACATCCTCCCAGGATGCGTCCTGATCCAGGCACCGTCCTTCGAGGCGTTCACCTACAACGTCGTGAAAATGACGTTCCCCGTGATGATCATCGGGTCAGGCCCAGGCAACCTTGACGCGCTCCGCGCTTTGATGGCCATCGCCGCAGAATTGCTCGCCAAGAAAGTCGGCGTCCTTGATGGGCGGCCCGCCACCGCGCTCATCGGTGGCACTGAACAACCCGCATACGATTGCACCATTGCACTGGAGGCGTCCACCACATGACCACCTACCGCGTCCTGTCACCGCTCGTCGGCACACCCGGCGAAATCTACAACCCCGAAATTCTGGTGAATCTCAACGCGCTGATCTCGGGCGGTTTCATTGAGGCCGTCACCGACGAACCCACCCCAGCAGACGAAAAACCTGCTAAAACTAAGAGCAAGAAAACCGACCAGGAGTAAACCATGGCCACATCCAGCTACCTCTCAAATCCCGTTCTGAAGGTCAACAGCGTCGATCTCACCGGCTGGTGCACGGCCGCAAACCTGAACCGCGTCGTCGAGGCCCAAGAGGACACCGTGTTCGGTGCCACCGGCAACGCCCGCACCTACACCGCAGGCCTGGAAAACAACGAACTCACCTGCACCCTGTTCATGTCATACGCCGCCAGCGAGGTCTACGCCACGCTCGCACCGCTCGTCGGGACCAAGACCACCGTTCGCGTCCAGCCGACGTCCGCAGCCGACTCGGCCACCAACCCCGGCTTCATCCTGACGAACACCTACCTGGAGACCCTGCCGGTCCTGAACGCAACCCTCGGTGAGCTCTCGACCATCGAGCTGACGTTCACCGGCGGCTCGTACACCGTCGACACCACCGCCTGACAAGCACTAGCCCTGGGAGAAGGCAATGCAACTCAAACTTCGCGTCACCACCAACGACGGCGTCACCTACGACGTCGCAACCAACCTGTTCACCATCATCGCGATGGAACGCAAGTTCAAGATCCGTGCATCCGACCTGGAACACGGCGTCGCCATGGAACACATGGTTTACATGGCGTACGAAGCATCCAAGCAGGCCGGCGTCAGCGTCAGCCCAGTGTTCGATGACTTCATCAAGACCCTCGCCGACGTCGAAGTGATTGAGAGCGAGCCGGGAAACCCTACCGACCCGGTTCAGTCGGATACGCCCTAGCAGCCGTACTGGCCGAAACCGGGTACTGGCCCCCAAACATCCCGTTCGACTTGCAGGAACTCACTACGCTGTACAAGGTATTCGAGGACCGCGAGAAAGCAGCCAAACGTGGCCACAACCGTTGACATCCGCGCCACTGGCATCAAGGAAGCGCTGCGTGAGCTCAACAGCATTGACAAGCGGCTGCGGCGCCAGATCACCAAGGACTACCAAGCCATTGTGGCGCCAGTGGTGACGGACGCCAAGCAGCACACACCAGACAAGGCGCCGCTGTCGGGTTGGGATCGCAACTGGACGCCGCAGGGCTCCAGCCAGTCCGTCCTGCCGTTCCAGGGCAACACCACCGGCAAAGCGCCACGCAAACCCACCAAGCGCGAAATGAACTACCCATCAGGCCGCCGTCAGTATGGCGAGTGGGCCAAATGGGACGCCGGCATCAAGGCTTACATCAGCGGTAAACGCCCGACAACGTTCGGTGGCTACACGCGCAACCTGGCTGCGTTCGGTGTCCGCTGGCAGGGCCGCGCCGCTGTCCTGTTCGACACGTCGGGCCAGTCCCGCACCCAGCAAGGCGCCCGCATGGTCGCGGCGCTCAACTCCAAGTTCGGTACCCCGTCCCGCGTCATGTGGAGGGCATACGAGCGTTCTGACAGTCAAGTACAGTACGAACTACGAAAGCTCGTCAACAAGGTCATGCAGGCCGTCGGGCGTGAGATCTAGGACGCATCATGGCTATCAACATTCCGCTGATTACCGACTACGACGGTCGAGGAGTCAAGAAGGCTGAAAAGGCGTTCGCCAACCTGGGTAAGTCCACCAAGCAGCTGGGCGCCAGCCTGAAGTCGGTTTTCCTCCCGGCAGCCGCCGCCGTCGGCGCGTTTGCCGCAGTCAGCTTCTCGGCCGTGAAGGCAGCCGTCGAGGATCAAGCCGCCCAGGCACTGCTCGCCAAGCAGCTCCAAAACTCAACCAAGGCCACCAAGGCTGACATTGCCGCCACCGAGGACTTCATTACCGCCATGTCGCTGGCCACTGGCGTGGCAGACGATGAGCTGCGTCCTGCGCTCGCCTCGCTGGTTCGGGTGACCCGCAATACCCAGAAGTCCCAGAAGCTTCTCAAAACGGCTCTCAACGTCTCTAAGGGCACCGGCAAGAGCCTCGCTACTGTGGTGCAGAGCATCTCCCGCGCCTACGGCGGCAACGTCAAGGCGCTCGCCAAGCTCGACCCCAGCCTGAAGCAGTACATCACCAAGACGACAACGGCTGATCAAATTACCGCCCGCCTAGCCAAGAATTTCACTGGCGCGGCCGCCACTGCCGCAAACACTTACGCAGGGCGCCTGGATCGCATGAACGTAGCGTTTGCCGAAGCCAAGGAAGCGCTCGGCGTCCTGCTACTGCCCATCCTGGAAAAGTTTGTCAGCCTGATTACCAACAACGTGATCCCGTACGTTGACAGGCTCATCGCCAAGTTGGAAACCGACGGTCTCGGTGGCGCATTCAAGATGGTTGCCGGTGACGCACTTTCCTTTTCTGACAAGGCAAAGGGCTTGAACAACGTCCTTATCAATTTGGCAGCCACCGCCGCTGTTTTGTTTACGTCGTTCAAGGTTGCCACCATTTTCAGTAGCGCCGTGACGGCCGCTAACGCGCTCATTGCCGCAGTCACCAGCCTTGGCGGCGTTTTCACCGGCATTGCCGCTACCAGCTTTGGTGTCATCGCGTCAGCCATTGCCCTGGTAGTAGCAGGCGTTTACGTCCTCATCGACGCGCTCCGCGACCCGGTGTTCCGCACAGAATTCGGGCGGTTCCTTTCCGACTCCGTCAAGGGCATCGCAAACGTGTTCATCTTTCTTACCAACCAAATCATCACGTTTGTAAACGCCATCATTCGCGCCATCAACCTGATCAAGCCCGGTAAAGACATCCCCACATTTGGCAAGGCTGACTTGTTCCAATTCAGCATGGACGCCGCCCCCATCAGCAACGTGCCTCGCGCAGGCGAAGCCGCCACCAGCGTCCAAATCAACGTCAACGGCGGCGACCCGCAAGCCACCGTGGATGCCATCACCCGCTGGTACCGCCAGAACGGCGCCACCGTCGCCTGGATGCGCTGATGTCCTATCTGCCGACAGTCCAAATCGAGGTCTT